GAGAGGCCAAATAGGAAGTAATTGATGTTACGTTTGCTGTTACAAGAGGTATATAGTGTCTTAGTGTGCCAACGTTTTCTGTCAATGCACCTTTCCAGTAATAGGTCTTTACGTAAGCTGCGGTAGTACCACCGCCACCACCTGTATTTGCAGCTGCGAAGGCTGCGTTCGCTGTGGCAAAGGCTGCGTTAGCGGTATTAAACGAACTGTTTGCTTGTGTTCTTGCAAATGCGTCTGCACCACCTGTATTTGCCTGAGTATAAGCAGCATTAGCACGGTCAAAGGCCGCATTAGCAAATGATGCACCTGAATTGGCTGTTGTAAATGCACCGTTAGCAAAGTCTGCGGCTGAATTTGCTTTATTAAAAGAATTATTGGCTTGTACTCTTACCCATGTATCGGTAGAATTGTTCGCTTGTAGAAAGGCCGCATTAGCTGAATCATATGCATTATTGGCTTGTACTCTTACCCATGTGTCAGTAGAATTATTTGCTTGCAAGAAAGCAGCATTAGCTCTTGCAAATGCAGATGGTACCAAAGAAGAAAAGTCTTTGGTCGAATCTAATCTTGATGGAGGGACTTGAGTTGACATTCTTTATAACCTTTTCATTCTATTTATTTCACATTTTTTATTGAAAATTTTAGATGTACCAGGTTTGAGTAACCGTAGCCGGCGCAGATATTGCATTTCCATTGGCTGATATTTCTGTGCCTGAACTGTATGCAAAAGTAGAAGTTGGAATAATTGTTGTGATTGTTGTACTTGTTCTGGTAATTTCTAATACTGCATTTAGTGTATTCGATACAACAGCTGTTTTTGCTTCTATGTTTTGTGTGTGAATATCAGATTCAATGGTATTAATAAACACCGAATTACCTGTATTTGTTGTGTATCTTGATGTTTCTAATTGTGAATAGATAATTGCAATATTACTTGTTAGTGATTCAGTATTTGCAGAATATATATCAGAAGTTGGAGTGTTAATAAATGATATAGAATTGACTGCAGCTGCACTACGAGCACCAAGAATCGCAGGATTTGGATTTCTAATTGTAAATGACCTTGTTGTGCCACCAACAGTAACAAAACCATTTGCTGAAGATAATATAGGCTCACTTGTGTTTGTAGTTATTATTAATGTGCCTGTTCCTACGTTTGTAGTTGGACCAGCGGAAGTAAATGTTCCTGGATATTCTGTATTGGCCGCAACGTTTCCGTTACCTGTAACAACAAATGCATTCGTACTATAATCAGTAAGAGTGCTTTGACTTTTACATGTTAATAAACTTGTTTGTGTACCTGTAATTGCAGCAATACCTGTTCCAGAACTTTGTGTTGCAAATAATGGTGTTACAGAAGGAGTAAAGTTTGATGTATAAACTGCAACACCTTTAACAACTCTTAAATTAGAAATGTTGCCTTGCAAATCTCCATAATTACCTGAACCTATTCTTACGAGTGATGCACCGCCTGCATAATTAGTGGAATCACCCTGTGTCGATGAAGTGCCTACTCCATTGATCCAGTATTTCAATGTACCCGATGTTCTAGTAATTGCAACGTGTGTCCAAGAACCACTTGTTGGATTGGCAGGTAATGAACTGAGTGCAAGATAATACAAACTGGACGCCGCATTTGAGTTTTGCCAGTAGATATTACCTGAAAGAATTAAAAGAGCCCAATTTGTTCCACCTGATGTATATTGATTGATGATATCAAATCCTGCGTCTGTGGTTTTAATCCAACATTCGATAGTAAAGTCACCTGTACCAAATTGAAATGCTGATCCATTAGGAACAGTTAAGTAATCACCGGTGCCATCAAAATAATTACTACCTAATGGCAGCGGTGCGATTATATTCGTAAATGTTCCAGTTAAAGGAAAATTAGCTAACTGCGAACTAGTAACATTACTACCTGTGATGGCATAAGGAATCAATGCGTTATTGCTTAATCCATTTGTTGTAGCTGTGTATGTTAAATTTGCACCCCAACTTGAACCAATTGATCCTGTGAAAGATGTTAAATAAGATACAGCTATATTTACTGTATAACCACCAGCAGTAATAGTTATAGTGTTGGCTGAAACAGTTGTTTGTGTCGTTTGTAAAGTTAATTGTGATATATTATTAGCAATAGTAAAATTGCCAGTAAGTGACGCACCATTAATTTGTGCGCTATCAACACCAGTAATTGTGTATGCAACATTACTTCCATCAGCCAAGTCATCAGCATATGTAAGTGTTACACTATCACCCCAATATAAAGCGTTTGCGCTTGCTACTAAACCAGCAGAGAAAACTTGAAGTGTTCCACTACTATAAAATGTATGAACTGTATCTGAACCAACTGTAGTAACATTACCGCCTAGTGCCCGTTGGCTACCTGCGTATCTAACCACTACAATACCAGAACCACCTGCACCACCATCATTTGTTACATTGTAATGTGATCCGCCGCCACCGCCACCGCCGGTGTTAACGCCGCCTGCGCCGCCTTTTTTGTTGGTCTGAGCAACTGTGGTTCCAATTTCAGCTACTGAACCTGAATTTAGTGCAGAACCACCGCCTGTACCATTAGTAGTGCCGGCACCTTGCCTTGGTGCACCGCCACCGCCGCCACCTAAACCACCATTACCACCAAATGTACTATAACCAGCGCCTGCGCCACCGCCTGCCCAATAATAACTAGTACCTAAAATATCATTGACTAAACCAATACCGCCGTCTGCCTGCTGACTACCAGTCTGACTTGCGGCCGCACCGGCGCCACCGCCACCACCAGGATACCATGTCACACCACTAGCAGCACCATTACTACCTTGACCTGCTGTTCCGGTTCCCGGTAAACCACCGTAACTGGCACTGCTTTGACGAGCACCAGATCCACCGCCACCTGAACCACCATTGCCTGCATTGTAACCAGCTGTGTTGTGGACACTGGCACCGCCACCGCCACCTATAGCAGTTAATCCAAATGCTGTTGTATTCGCTCCGTTTGATCCGGCTGGACCTGAAGTACCGGGAAGTGCGCCTATGCCACCGGCACCAATCGTAATGGTGTTAAGTCCTGTTAGTGATAAACCAGTACCAGCAAGATATCCACCTGCGCCACCGCCACCACCCATGTCAGAACCGCCACCGCCAGCGCCTGCAACTATAAGATATCTTGCAGAAATACCAGGCGTGATGGTCACATTCGCAGTAAACGCACCGAGCGTAAGTGTTAATATATTTGTGGTAGCAATTTTAGATGCGGTAGGTATTGATAATGTGGCTTGTGAATTTGTTACGACCACATTGCCAGTCAGTGCAGTGCCATTTATATCTGCACTGATAACACCAGTGATAGTATAGGCTACGTTACCTGTATTAGAACTATGAATATAAGTAACATCAACGTTACCACCTGCCGTCACCGAGTTTGCCGTAATAATACCTGGTTCCAACTCATAAGATACAATAACGATTCCAGAACCACCTAAACCACATAATTCACCTGAACCACCCCAAGAACCGCCACCGCCACCGCCTGTGTTAATCGTACCACTATCACCACCAATAGCTTGATATCTGCCGCCAGCACCGCCGCCACCTAAACCACCTATGCTTCTGCCGGCGGTTGTGCCACCATGGCCGCCACCGCCACCGCCGTAATATGTTGATCCGCCAGTAGGCCAGATTAATCCATCGCCGCCTTTACCAGCATTAGTAGAACCGGCCGTGGCAACAACTCCAGTGGTGCCATTTGCTCCGGCACCACCGCCACCACCGCCACGACTAGAACCCCAACTACTGATATTGGTTGAACCCGTTCCTCCAGCGAATCCTTGGCCAGTAGTTCCTGCGCCACCGATACCACCGGTGCCTTCACCCATACCGCCACCGCCACCGGATCCACCTGATAACCCATTGTTACCGTTATACCAACCGCCACCACCACCACCGATAGCAGTCAACCCTAAAGCAGTGGTGTTTGCACCATTTCCCCCGCCTGTGTATGCTGAAGTTCCTCTAGCACCACCGGCACCAATTGTTATAGTGTATGTTTGTTGACTTAATGCAACAGTACCTGAAGTTAAGACTCCGCCAGCACCACCGCCGCCACCCCATCCGCCACCGCCACCGCCAGCAGCAACTATCAATACATTAGCAGTAGCTCCGGCATCCAAGTTAGAGATTGTGAAACTACTACTATCATTGAATGTGTGTGCTCGATATACTTTACCGCCGGAAGCAAAAGTACTTTGTGTTCCACCAGAAGCTGCTCTAACATACGGTGTAGGTGTGATAGAAACTGAAGCAGAATATCCTCCTGCGGAAATCGTCAGTGTTTTGTTACCGCCGGTGGAAAATACTGATGTGGGTATTGACAAAGTTCCAGCCTGGCCAGACAATGTTATATCACCAGTTAAAGAATTTCCACCTATGTCTGCGCTGGTAACACCAGTGATAGTGTATGCTACTGGACTAGAACTTGAACTATGATTATAAGTAATGGAAATATTTCTGCCGGCGATTACTGTTGCAGCTACAACAAATCCTGGCACAGTCAAATCTAAGTAAATCTTACCTGCATTTCCATTTAAACTACTTGAACCATTACCGCCTTGTCCTGAGGTTCCTGCAATTGAGTCTGTATAATTTCCGGCATATAGGTTGTTAGAACCATTGGTCATTGATCCGTTTAAGACAAGTGTTGGATGCAGATAACCTGAACCGCCACCGCCACCAAAACCACCAGCGTCACCGCCACCTTCACCGCCACCATAGTAACCACCGCCACCGCCGCCTGAACCTGAATCGGCACCGTTGTATGTTCCTACGCCGCCATTACCAAAACCTGTGCCACCTGCTGATGTAGATGTACCTGTACCACCGCCGCCGCCGTTGCGGCCAGAACCTGAGTTGCCAGTTCTTCGACTGCCAACGGCACCGGCACCTGCAGCTGATTGAGTGCCACCATTACCACCACCAGAACCAGCACTATCACCATTAGAACCTGAAGTTCCGCCACCGCCACCGCCTTGTCGTGTTGCACCACCAGCAGCACCACCGCCACCGCCAGCAACTAGAATTGCAGTTGAATTTGATGTGAATTGTATGCCTGAGCCGGCACCACCGCCACCAGCAGTACGAGTAGCTGAACCTGCGCCTGTACCACCGCCACCTACTATTAATTGATATGATGTACCTGATGCGAGTGTTACAGAACCATTTGCATAACCTGCACCTGCACCTGCACCACCTTCACCTGAACCACCACCGCCACCCCATATCTTTGTGGGAACAGACAGGTTGGTTGACGGTACAATCGTCCACGTTCCAGCAGTTGATAAGGTTAAAGGACCATCAACAGCGAAATCCCAAGTTGATTTCCCACTAACTGATGGGGAAATACTAATAGTTGACATTTAATTATTCTATATTATCAAAGTGATTTATTTTATGCTTTTCTTACCAAGAACAAATCTCTGTAGAGTGTGTCGTTACCTATAACATATGGATAATATGCTTCATTATTAACTATAAAAGTTTGACCAGGTGCATAATACTGTTGCATAAATGAGTCTGAACCTCCCAAACTCTTATATAATCCTATTGCGGTTCCACCTGAATTATGACTGGCTTGTTTATATCTAGCAAAAGTTATAGGAAACGCCGGCGGTACTAATGCACCTGTTGCAGGATCTGAAACTGGTCCTGTCATTACCGTGTTTTGTCTAAACTTTGAGCGCATCAGACCCCAACCACCCGGCAGCATGGGTGTCGATAGTTCATTTCCCCAGTAATATTCAGATACTGTTCCGAAGTTGTTATAAGCTTCACCTGATGTGTAATTGCTGAATCCGCTGAGAGGATCTACGTTCTCTCCAGTTGTTGCCGGACGTCCAGTCATAGAGGAAGTAATGTTTTGTAATCGGTACCACATAGGTTGGCTATTGACCACACCAGTGGTCTGCATGGTTCTCATCCACGCATATGCATTTTGACCACTACAACCACCATAATTTTGCGTACCATCATATACTAAACTTGCTAATGGAGGATTATCATCATATAAGTCTTCCCAATTATTAGTAGTTCTTAATCCCACATACATCATCATACCAGGTGAGCCCGTTGATCCTAATGTACCACTCATAGCAATAAAATATCTTTCAGTACTAGCTATTAACCATTCACCCGCAGTAGGCCTAAATCCGTGAGAACTACCATTATCATTCCAATTATTTACATCAATTCTATATCTGTTACTAACTCCTTGGCTGACTATACTGTCAAAAGTTTGACCTAATGTATAGTTACCTGTAGCAGATTGTTGCTGATTATAACCCATACTCACTCCGATTAACGGATATGTTGAGTATGCACCGTTGAATAAATGATTAGGATTAGTTCTAAAACTTAGTTTACTATATGGATAAGTGGCTTTGCCACTGTCTTTATATAAATCTACTACATAGACTTCACCTAAAGAAGCATTGTAATTAGGTGTTATATTGGTAGTAGAACTAGATGACCATCCACCGGCTTCTGTGTTACTGATAACCTCTGTAATAACGTTAACGCTACCAGAAGTACCAATCACTGGACTAGCTGTAGGTGTAGTTACTGATGCTACACTCGGTGTTGATCCTGCTGGTGCAGTACAGATAGCTTGAATAGCCCGTAGAAAGTTTATTGCTCTAGCTTTTTCGTCTGTTGCGCCACCTACCGTAGCGTTGATTTTGCATAACATATTATTTACTCCGTTAAAATTGCATAGTCATTGATGGTAAGACGCCTTACTGCACTTCCATCTGTATATGTTGCACTAGAACCATAAGTATTTTCTGGCAACTTCATTATACCATAAACTACAGATGCTACATTACCATTATCTTCTTGATACATAAAAACAGGGTTTTCTATTACTACCAATTCAAAAGAACTGTTGAATTCTTTTGTAGGTGATATTGAACTTAAACCTAACCCAGTTTGAGCACCATAGGTATTAGTATTAAATTTGTAAGTATATGGTATTGTAGCACCAAATACTTCTTGTCGCATATCTATACCTGCCATCAACATGTTATCAGTATAAATTCTGCCGACACCGTTTTTGCCGATATCAAATATACCAACATGTGAACCGCTGTAAGGACTGCTTATATAAATTAATTTTGTACTAACTATAATATCAATTCCATAAGGTGAGTTTTGTGCATTATAGACGTTCATACTGACTCTATGACTTTCTGGTCTGAACACCTGCCAATGCGTTGCACCAGTAAAGTTCACCGTGTTAATGCTGTATGTTCCTTCCAATCCCGAAGTGCCTGTTAATTGTGATAAAATTGCAGTTGAACTCAGAATTCTTGCACGACCAGTTAGTTCAGTATTACTCAACTCATATCCAGTGTTATACAATGGATGGTAACTTGACGTAAATACGTCTCCTGCTTGTATACCGTTTCCAAGTAATAATTTTCCAAATACATCATTAAGTAGAGGAGTTGCATAATTTGCGGTAAAGATAGTACCGTTAAATGTACCCTGCACTTGGCCAACATCTTTATATCGGTTAATTTCTCTTGCATTGACTAGTGTGTCTGTGCCTGAGGTATAACTCTTTGCTAGTGTCATACTAGTTAATGCACCGGTTTGTGCTAGAGTAACTGTTGTCACTGCTGTGATAGCAGTAGAAGATACTGTTTGACTAGCACTGACCTGATAAGTTCCTGCTTGGCCAACAGTACCGGTCAACTGTGATACAACAGTAGTATTAGCAGTAACACCAGTACCAGTTAATATCATGCCTGGAATAAACTCACCGGTAACTACACCTCCTACAGTTAGAGTAGTTCCTGATATACTAGAAGCTGTGCTACCTCCGGTGTTGTCAGTGAATGAACCAGTGATGGCGGTTGCGGTTGATACTGTTTGACTCACACTCACTGTGTATGTGCCATAACCACCTGTGCCTGTGCCGTATGCAGTAATAGTAGTATTGGCACTGATTCCAGTACCGGTTATTACCATGCCTACAATAAATTTGCCTGTATTAATTGCGGCAGGAATAGTAAGTGTAGTGCCACTAATAGTAGCTGCCGAGCAAGTAGCAGTCTGTACGTGTCCATAAGCTAATCTGAAATAATGTGTTACATCACCGTAGTCATTATGAATCTTACTGAAAGTATCGGTCATTGGATTACCAGTAATATTAGTAGAAGATACTGATTGACTTATACTTACTACATATGTACCTGCGCCGCCTGTACCTGTACCTAGTGCTACAATGCTTGTACCGACAGCTACACCAGTGCCTGTTACTTTCATACCTACAGCAAAAGTGCCAGTAACTGATCCACCCACTGTTAGTACAGTTCCGGCAATACTCGAAGTTGCACCGTTAGCGGTAGCTCCTGTTCCTACTTTAGCATACTTAGCTGTAGGATAAGTACCGTACTTGATACTATTAGCTGTATCACATCCTGCACTTAAATTAGTTGGGACACCGCTACCATTAAATGTAGCTGTACCTTGAATTATTGCATCAATATCGGCTTGCATATTTTCTAGTGTACACAAACTATTCATTCTGTATCTAACTAACATTATTGGTCTCCTTGTGTTACTGACTCAATTTCTGTATTGGCTTCTGGCTCTGGATTAGGAAGCAATGGTTCTTGATAATTCAAGTCTGCAACCCGTGTGAATTGTTCACTTTCCAAATTTTCAAAACTGTGTATGATATATTTACCGCTTGGTAATCGTGTCACAGATGATTGAATTTGTCCGTTGCCATGCTCAGTTACAAATTGTCCAGTAATATATTCTAAAGGCGATTCACCGTTAGGAACATTACCTGTAAATTCATAGACATAGCCTGAATAAATTGAAAAAATTTGTTTATAGTAGTTTGTCATGTTCTTATATTTAGGTGTTTGTATATTTAATTCTTACGAATAAGTCTGTTGCAGGTGAACCATTTACGTCTAAAGTTAGATAGTCGGTAGTCGCCAAACTTACACTTATATTCGCTGGTGTCATAACAGTTTGATTCTGAGTAATAGTAAATGTATTACCTATACTAGTTTCGTTTTTCTTAATGATAAATGTAAAGTTACCACCACTGGCTGCTGTTGATAAATTTGCATAGACTGCACTTAATGTCATAGCTCGAGGTGGATAAAACTTGCTGGTGCCTGTATAAGGTACAGTTATTACACCGGTCATTGTTAGACTGATATATGTATCTACGGATGAAGCACCGCCACCAGTATTTGCCTGTGCATAGGCCGCATTAGCACGAGCAAAGGCTGCATTGGCAAATGTTGCACCAGAATTTGCGGTTACAAAAGAACCGTTAGCAAAACTTGCGGCTGAATTGGCAACAACAAATGAACCATTAGCAAATGAACCTGCTGAGTTTGCGGTATTGTATGCATTATTGGCTTGAGTTCTTACCCATGCATCCGTACCACCAGTATTTGCTTGGTTAAAGGCTGCATTAGCTGTATCAAAAGCATTATTGGCTTGAGTTCTTACCCATGAATCTGTACCACCAGTATTCGCCTGATTAAAGGCCGCATTAGCATGAGCAAAAGAACTATTAGCAAAAGAACTCGGTGTGTTTGCTTGTATGAAGGATGCATTAGCTGTATCAAAAGCATTATTGGCTTGAGTTCTTACCCATGCATCTGTAGAATTATTGGCAGCTGTGAACGCAGCATTAGCTTGTGTGAACGCAGCATTAGCTTGATTAAATGCAATTACTGTAGGTTGGTCAATTACAATATTTCCAACCATTCCAGAATGAACAGAACATTGGTACACGTAAGTTGAACCAACTATATCGTAAGGAACTTTCCAATATAAAATTCCAGTAATTTTTCCTTGAGCTGAAGATCCTGTACTTAATGTTCCGTCTGTAGCTATATGAGTTAGACCCGTGTCGTAATTGGATCCTCCTGATGACAATCGAACCATAAATGGATGGCCAGAAACATTTAGATTAAATGCAATTGTTTCACCAGCACGAATATAAATTGTTGGATTATTACCTGAATACTGGTCAATACTATAGTACATACCAGGAGTTGTAACCATCAACTTAGTTACAGCACTTGTATAATTTGAATTGGCTTGAATGAAGGCTGCGTTAGCAGTTACAAAGGCACCGTTAGCAAATGAGGCCGCCGAGTTTGCAACTACAAAGGCACCATTAGCAAATGAAGCACCAGTATTTGCAACACCATAACCAGAATTAGCTCTATCGAAAGCACCGTTGGCAAACACAGCAGCTGCATTGGCTGTTACAAAGGCACCGTTAGCAAATGAGGCTGCTGAATTAGCAACAACAAATGAACCATTAGCAAATGATGCACCAGTGTTTGCTTGGTCGTAACCAGAATTAGCTCTATCGAAAGAACCATTGGCAAATGAAGCACTTGAATTGGCTAAACTTCTAGCAACATTATCAATTGCGGCTCCACCAGATATGGTATTTGCGAAAGCAAAAGATGCATTAGCATGTGCAAAGGCACCATTAGCAAATGAACCAGAAGAATTTGCCTGTGAAAAAGCCGCATTAGCCTGTACAAATGCATCACTTGCAGTTGTATCATCTATAATGAACGGTTTAATTTTTAGTAGTGACATTTTTTATTTAATTGATATCTCTTAAATGTTTTCAATCTTTTTTACTTTTTCCCAATAATCTTCTGGACATGTTTGTGCTGAATTCGGATCATGTTGTTCTCCGTAAATGTCACCAATAACTTCTCCGTCAATGTTTCTTAAAGCAAATACACAATAATAAATTGTGTCATCTTCTAAAGAAACAATTTTATGTTCTTGTTCTTTTTTAATAACAATAAATGTTGGTGCCGTAAATTGTTTTGGTTCTTTACCCTCAACAATAACTTCTACTTTACCTTTTGTTAGTAACGTTACATGGTCAAAAAAATGTTTGTGTCCAGGAGCTTTATCTCCTTTTCTTTCCAGAACATGTTGTCTAACCCAAATGTTTCCAAAATAACCAAGTTCATGTGATGACATAATAATATAAACCTTTTAAACAGTTACTACAGGTGTTGATTCTCCGTCAGATATATCTTTCCATGAAAGTGTTTCTTCATCCCACTTATACACTTTACCATCTGTAGGCATATCGACTGGTGCAGTCCACAAACAAGTGTCTTCTACTAGTGTCCAACTATTGTATGGTTTAGGTGGTATAAATGCATCACGGACTGAATCATAAGTATATCCTGTACCAGCATAATTCTTTCTCAATGGTGTTCCACCTAATGTGTGTACACCGCCATGTGTGTTGTAACTTGTTTGTACGAAAGAACTTGGTTCTCCAAACAAACCTGTATTAATCACATCTTGTTCTATTACTAGAACTTGTGTTACGATGTTGTTACTATCAATTTGTGCAAAGTGTGCCATTTTTACCTCTTAAGAAATTCTATATTTAACAATTACAATACCTGAACCGCCAGCTTTTGCGCCGCTACCGTTCCAACCAGCACCGCCGCCGCCACCCATGTTAGCTACACCAGTTTCATCTGCTCTACCGGCGCCTTGGCCACCAGTTGCTCTATATCTTTCCATATTTGCTCCATATCCTTCATTAATTCCAAAACCACCGCCACCACCAACAAATGTAACTGTGTTTCCTTTTATCATAAAATATTGTGCATTTCCACCTTGGCCACCTATATCGGAGTTGTATGTACTTCCTCTGCCCGCTGCACCAGAACCACCGTGTGAATATCCATTGCTGCCTGATGTACCGGTTTGAAAACCATTACCGCTTATTGAATAAATCCTATAGGTTTGTCCGCTTTGTGGATTTGATCCACCAGTCGATGTTACACTTATACCTGTTCCGATAAAAGAAGATGATGCCGCAGTGCCAATGGTACCAGCTGCTTGACCAGCACCAATTGTTACTGTGTATGTTGCTGCTTCTAAAGTTGCTAGTGCTGAACCCGCAATAGCTACATCTCTAGTAAAAAGATTTGCATTTTCTGCGCCATAATATTTTACTTGGCCACCAGCACCACCGGTTGTATTCAAATAGCCACCACTACCAGCACCCACAACTAATAATTCAATACTATTATTGGATGCACCTAAAGAACTTACTACAAATGAACCACTTGATGTGAATGTATGTACTTTGTATGTTGCATTGTTTGCATCGGTAAATGTGGTAACTGTACCACCCGTGGCCGTAGGTCCAACTGTGACAGCACCGCCACCACCTCCAGCTGAAGCAACTGGTTGCACATAAGATATAGACCTATTAAAACTTAATCCACTTAAGGAAGATTTTTTAATTGCCATTAATAATTCTCCGAACCAAACGCACTGAAGGTAACGTTGCCTGTGTTAGCATAAACAGTAAGAACATCAGTTGCTGCTAGTGTTAAACCTAATGTCAAAGCAACAGTATCACTTGCACCTAAAACTGTGTCGTATGAAATGTATTGTGAATTGGCCAATGATGCACCAGCTGGTCTGCAAGCAATTCTAAAACTTGTTGTGTTTGCTGACAAGTTTGCAATTGAAATCGTAGAAATTACTGTACTGTTTGATGCAGGTACTGTGTAAAGAGTTGTTGCAGTATTTGGTGATGGATTAGATTGACCTAAAATTTTTAAGACCGATGGCATTTGTTAAGCTCCCATTAATAAAAACGTGTTTGTATATGTCAATGCAACGTTTGCAGATGTGAATGCTGCATTAGCTGTTGCATATGAATTGTTGGCTGTATTTGCGGATGAACTTGCAAATGCTTCGGTGACTGATGGTACACCACCTACAGTTGTACCATCATGCACGACTACCACACCTTTAGTTGTATCAACAGTAACTTCTCCGGTTGCTCCGGTAAAGATTATGGTTTGTGCAGTAGTTCCTCGCCTGAATTGTAGTTGTGTAGCCATTTATATTCCTTAATATATGTATTTATGTTAGATAACCAGCATCAAGTGGGATTAAACTATCTGGATAAAAAACTGATATTGTTGTTTTATTATCCCAAATTCTACCATACTGTTCTAAACCTAGTCCACCAAAAATTTCTTCTGCTACTGAACCCATATCACCTAAAGGAAATTTAACCTGAGTAAATGTATCAGAACTCGCATAACCCAAATCAACTAATGTCTGGTCTTCTATGTTATATGTTCTAATTTTAGTTGCCATTTTTTAAACCTTTTATATTTATTACTTGGTTGGTAATGCTGATGGTGGTGTAAAGTTTGCTGTATAACGTGCGATACCTTTTGTTATTCTTAGGTCATCTATGTAGCCATTGAAGTCCGAAGGACCTGAATTTGGCCAAGGGCCACCAATTCTAAAAGTATCAGTTCTAGTAATAATAGTTGCACTTGATGTTCCAGTCCAAGCAGAAGTTCCGTTCAAATATAATGCCCATGCACTTCCATTACGTACTAACGCAACATGAGTCCATGTATTGGCTGTTATAGTTCCAGTAGAGATGCCATTGCCACCACCGTCAGCATTAAAAATATTCCAAGTAGATCCATTAGATGAGGCCCAAATGCCAACACGATTTGAACTTGCACCGCCATAATTCCAAGACATGGCATAATGCCAATCTGTTGACCAACAGTACAAACTATTTCCGCCTACTGCATATATCCAAAATTCGATTGTAAAATTGCCAGCACCTAATTCAAGATTTGGATTCCATGCACCGTATAGATAATCTCCAGTACCATCAAAATAGATGCTAGCGTTGTTATACTTTTTAACCGCAGTGCTTATTTGTACACCACCTAAAGTCTCTATCACATTACTACCGTGTTGGTCAATGATACCTGCATTGGTGAAGTTCAACAATAAACTTGTATTTGCTATTGGTATTACAGGTGCAGCTGGTGGGATGAATCCTGTTGTATATAATGCAGTACCTTTGACTACACGAAGGTCAGATATATACCCAGGAAAATATCCAAAACCAGCGCCACCTGCATAATTTCCTGCTAACGTAGGTAACCCGGTAGTACATACATAATTTGCATTATTATTTGCATCTCCCCCCGATGCAGTGACCGTCCCAACTTGTACACCATTTGCAAATATCCATGCAGTTGCTCCGGATCTAGTGACTGCAACATGAGTCCAAGTATTAAGAGGTGGAATATATGATGATGTTAAATCATACCCAATGGTTCTTCTTCCCATTGCTAAATATCCACTAGACAACCCAACTACTAACCCACTGGTTTCTTCAACATAAAACAAACCAATGTTAGCCGGTGTCGTTATAGTAGCAGTAGGATATATCCACATTTCTACAGTCAACGCACCTTTCAAAAATGCAAAAGCAGAATTACTTGGTGTACTTAGATAATCCCCAGTACCATCAAAGTATGCACTACCACCATGTAAACTTGGAGTATAACTTGCTGAACTCTGTGCGGTGTATCCGAATGGATTATCTATAAAAATATTCTGTGTTCCTGACACACCTAAACTTCTTGCAGAAGATGAGTTGTCTATTAGTGTAGGATTTTGAAACGTTAATACTTTTGTATTTGTTATATTAGTTAATGGTGTGCTTGGTGGAGTAAAATTGCTTGTATATACTGCTGTACCATTAACAATTCTAAAGTTTGATAGTTTACCACTAAGATATCTACCCGCACTTTGATTACCATAACCAATATCATATGTTAGATTTTGGTTAGAATAGTCTGTACTATTTGCTGCTGTGCCTACACTCGTACCATCAAAATATATTGTGATTGTTCCTGAATTGCGTACCACAGCAACATGGTGCCAAGCGTTATTCAATATAGAAGAAGCACTGACAGTAAGTATACCTGCTTGACCATATTGGTTTTGAAGAATTAAATTACCACTAGCGATAATAAGTGCTAAACCAACACCAGTTTCAGGTGCAATCATTTCCCAACTTGTATCATCTGTTTTTGTCCAAAATTCAACTGTATAGTTTCCTGATCCAAACAGACTATCAGCTGAAGTACTTGGCACAGTTACATAACTAGAACCATTTAGATATGTACTATAACTTATTGGTACTGCTTCAGGTATACTACCGAATGGACCAAATGCTTGAACTGAAACATCACCGTTTCTAGTTAATGTAAAACTATTAGGTGAGTTGTCAATAATTCTATTACTTTGACAGGTTAATAAACTTGTATTTGCTATTGCTGTTAGTGGAGTTGTGCTTGGTGTAAATGTTGCGGAATAAACAACACTATTTACAATTCTAAAATTACTAATATAACCAAAAGGTGAATACGTTGATTCACCAATAGATAAATCAACTGTACCGGAATATGTAGGCGAAGTGCTACTAATACTCTGTTGTCCATTGACATAGACTTTAGTTGTGGTTCCGTCCCAAGTTACTGCAAAATGATTCCAGGTATTTAATGTCCAACCAATTGAGCCTGTGATACCGCCCGAACCAGCCCAATAAAAAGTTAGAGTTGTATTATTTTGATAAAGTCTGCCCGCCGTAGCGTATCCTGTACCACTAGAATAAACTGCTCTAAACGATGCAGCCGATGAAGTTGGATAGTACCAACCTTCTATAGTAAAACTGCCGGAACTTCTTACTACTGCACCAGATCCTACCGCAGTTATAAAATCAGTAGTACCATCAAAGAAATTACTCCAACCCGTCACACTATAAGGACTAAATGAACCTTGACTTGTATTACCTACTCTTGTGATAGTGAAATTATTGTTACTTGAGTCTATGAATATATTATTGTTTGAACCATTGTTTGCCGAAGTGCCTTCACCATTCAATAACAATGTTGTATTCTTAAAAAATGCGTCACTAGAAACACTAACCACCCATGTAAATGTTCTTGTTGCTGTTCTATTTGTATTTGCAGCTGTGGCTGTTATGACACTTATTGTATTACCAACTACTGTTGGAGTTCCTGTTACATTAGAACCACTTATAGTTACTCCAGTTGGCAATGCATTTGCGGTATACGCAATAGATTGTCCGGCCACACTAGTTGCACTTAGCGCAACATTCGACATTGTTGTGTCCTGAAACAATGCAGTAACTGTTCCATCAGCAGGTGAACTCCATGTAACAACATCTGGATTGATTGTTATACTAAATGTACGGTCTGTATCCTGATTCTGTGCGTCAGTTGCACGAATTGTGAATGTGTATGTTGTTGAACTTTCAGTTGCTTGTGTTGTACCTGATAACAAACCTGTTGAAGTATTCAAAGAACTTCCAGGTGGCAACGTACCAGAATAAACACTGTATGTTATTGCTGCATCTCCTGTGGCTGTTAATTGTGTACTTAACGCATCAGTTTCATATACTGTCGCTAAACTTCCAGCAGTGTTACTCCATGCTGGTGTACCACTATAACTAATACCAGGAATAGATATGGCAGTGCCACCATCCGTATTGACAACATACAATGGATATGTACCGCCACTATTTGATGGTGCTGTAAATGTTATAGATGTATTGCTTACTACAGTAACAACACCTGCATATGATCCATCAACTATAACAGATGCACCGGCAATAAAACCACTACCAGTCAAAGTGATTGTTTGACCGCCTGCTGTTGTTGCCGCAGTGTCATCTCCAGGATAAGTTATGCTGGTAATTTTTGGAATACTAACGGAAGCTAGAGATGCTAACGTTGATGTTTGTATATTGTCTGTTGAAATCTTGAGTGTCATTTTTAATTAAAATGTTATACTACCAGAGGATGTGAATTTGTAAATTTTGTAACCACCAGTTGTTGTGAATGTTGGCGAACCCGTAACTACTGCATCTGGATATGTATCTGCATATCGTATAACCACAATACCTGAGCCGCCAGAACCACCAGCTATAACGCCGCCAGAATAACCGCCGCCACCGCCACCACCACCGGTGTTAATACTTCCCGCTGTACCAGTAAAGGTTTCAGTACTGCCGCCGCCACGGCCGCCGCCGCCAAGTCCGCCATAACTTAGACCATTAAAACCTCCACCGCCGCCACCGCCTGCATAGTATGTTGATGTGCCAGTAATTGATGAAGTAACACCAATACCACCTTTGCCTTGATTGTTACTCGGAGCATCATTGTCATAACCTACAGCACCGGCTCCGCCGCCACCGCCTGCATAGTAATTGGCGCCGCCATTGAAAGATCCGCCATTATAACCTTGCCGTGGTGGTCCTGCGGTACCTAATCCGCCAGTCACAACGTTGTTGTCAGCAGTTCCACTACCGCCGCCACTTCCTCCGTTAGCACCTTGTGCATTTTGGAACGGGGATCTACCACCTGCGCCACCACCAATACCTGTTAATGTTGTTATTCCAGAACCAGAGATAGAAGAATTTGCACCACTAGTAGTTGAACTTGTTGTGGATGTTCCACCTGAACCAATAGTTACGGTGTAAATTACGTCCGAGGAAATAGAAAGGTCATTAGTTAAGAGTCCGCCAGCACCACCGCCAGCACCATATGCTCCACCAGCACCGCCGCCGGCAACCAACAGATAGTTAATGCTTGTTGGTGAATCCGCAGCAGCAATTGAGAATGACCTGCTTGCAGTTTGTCCTTCTGCATCTGTGGCTGTGATAGTAAATGTACTTGTGCCTGATGTACTTGGTGTACCAGTTATTGCACCATTAGCACTAATTAAATTTAATCCAGAAGGTAAACTTCCACTAGTTAAACTATATGTAATAGTTGAATCGCTTGTTGCACTAACTGATTGTGTGTAGGATGTTCCAACACCAGCATTAAATAAAGATCCACTTGATGTTACCCATGAAGGTGCAGTACTATATGTTATGCCGTTCGGTTTTATACCTACACTACCATCAGTGTTATAAACATACAGGTGATATGCACCTAAACTTTTTGCTGGACTAGTAAAAGTTAAACTAGTACTACTTACATAAGTTGTACTGCAAGTATTTGAATCCACATAAACTACTGCACCAGAATTGAAACCGGAACCAGTCACAGTCAATGTTTGTCCGCCAGCAGGAACGTCAACAGAAGGAGTTACTGATGTTACCTTAACACTAGACGATACACCTGCACTAACGATAACAGGAGTAAATGAGTTTGCTTTTAATGATTTTAAACTTGTTGCCATTATAGTTCCAATACCTTCCAACCATATGTAGTGTTACTATAAACTAAACCAAAACTACTTTGGTCTATGTCTACTAACAAATCACTAGCAATACCTTGAATCTTATGACTGTTTCTTGCAACAGTTAAATTGTTTGCACTGAATGTTCCAGCCAAATCATTGAAACGAATCGTATCACCTAGTGTTGCACTTGCTGGTAACGTCATTGTTATTGGACCAACTGTTGTGTCAACAAAATATCCACTGCTTGTAACCATGGTCGTGTTTGCATTTGCAATATACCATGTCATTGATGAACCACTCGAACTAGCTGCAACCAATTCACGCACTTGAATATCAACACCATTAGCTGGCGCAGTAGAAAATACTACGTTAGCTCCAGATACTGTGTAATCTGTAATTGGTCTTTGTAAGATACCATTTTCTGCAACAAGTAAATTATTTGCACTGACACCTGATGTTACTGTAAAGTTTGTTGCTGTGTTGTTACCAGTATATGTTCTATACACCAGAGTGCCTGAACTACTTACTATACTTGTTGCTGCTAAAGTTGTAACTTCAATGTAAGCAGTATTTGGTGGAACAGAATCAAATGTTAAAATGTTTCCTGATAAACTATAAGAAGTTTTAGGTTGCATTACACCTTGTACAGAAACAAAGATTATATTTTCACTGTCTGGTGTTGTAGACAAAGTGAATGCTGAATTTGAACCATCACCAGTAAATGCATCAACATAACCAGTTAATGTTCCACCAGAACCGGTGTTTGCCTTATTGAAGGCTGCGTTTGCTTGTGCTCTAGCCCAAGTGTCTGCACCGCCAGCAGTATTGGCTGCCGTGAAAGCCGCATTGGCTGTGTTGTATGCGTTGTTGGCTTGATTTCTAACCCACGGATCCGTTGCATTGTTAGCAGCATTAAAGGCTGCGTTAGCAGTTACAAAGGCACCGTTAGCGAATGATGCAGCTGAGTTTGCTTTATCGAAAGCACCATTAGCAAATGATGCAGTTGTATTTTGTGCTGTATAGGATGCATTAGCAGTTATAAAAGCTGCATTAGCAAATGAGGCACCAGAGTTTGCCGTTGTGTAAGATGCATTAGCGAAACCAGCCGTTGTATTTTGTGCGTCATAGGATGCATTGGCTCTTAGAAATGCACCGTTTGCGAATGAGTTAGTTACACCTATTGATGTTGCAATTGTTGTACTAAAGTTTGCATCATTACCTAATGCAGTTGCCAATTCATTTAATGTATCTAACGTTGTTGGCGCAGAGTTTACAAGATTTGCAATTGCATTACCAACATAAGTTGTTGTTGCATATCCAGCAGAAGCATGATTGCCCCAAGCATATGCTGCATTGGCTGTTATGAAGGCACCATTAGCAAATGATGCACCAGAATTGGCTGCATTGTATGCTGCGTTTGCTTGTGTTCTTACCCAAGTATCTGTTGAGTTATTGGCCGCATTAAAGGCAGCATTAGCAGTTATGAAGGCACTATTAGCGAACGATGCGGCTGAGTTGGCAACGATAAAGGATGCATTAGCAAACGAAGCACCAGAGTTGGCTGTAACAAAGGCACCGTTAGCAAAACTACCAGCATTATTGGCTGTATCATATGCATTATTAGCTTGAGTTCTTACCCAACTATCAGTAGAATTGTTCGCTTGTAAGAAGGCCGCATTAGCGGTTGCATATGCCGAATTGGCTCTGTTAAATGCAGAATTGGAATTGTCTGTAACTACTGGAACATTACTTAACAATTCACGTACTTGAATTATTGATCCGTTTGCGGGAGATTCCACAAAGGTAATAGTATTTCCTGTTACACTATAATCTGTTAATGGATTTTGTGTAATACCATTATCAAAAATAAGAATACTATTTGCTGTTGTATTAGATGAAATTGAAAATGTATTTGTGTTACCATCACCAGTAAAATTTCTGGTTATATAATATAAAGCAGCAGTATTACTAGCTGTAATAATTGTGTTGTATGCTAAATTGGCTGTAATAAAAGCCGCATTTGCTTGTGCTCTTGCAAAAGTGTCTGCACCACCACCCGTATTTGCTTGTGCATAGGCTGCATTAGCATGGCTAAAAGCCAAACTAGATATTGTTACACCGGTATTGGCTTGTGTAAATGCACCATTAGCAAATGAAGCACCAGAGTTTGCAACTTCGTAACCGGAGTTGGCTCTTAAAAAAGCACCATTAGCAAATGATGCTGCCGCATTGGCTGTTACAAAAGATGCATTAGCAAATGTTGCACCAGAATTGGCTGATACAAAAGCTCCGTTAGCGAATGATGCACTAGTATTTGCAACTCCGTAACCAGAATTTGCACGTTCAAAGGCTGCATTAGAAAAGATTGCGGCTGAATTGGCTGCAACAAATGCACCATTAGCGAATGAACTTGCATTGTTTGCCTGCGTGAAGGCACCATTAGCAAATGATGCTGCCGCATTGGCTGTTACAAAAGCACCATTAGCAAAACTAGAACCTGAATTTGCCGTAACATAACTGGAGTTTGCTCTATCAAATGCACCGTTTGCAAATGAACCGGCACTTGTTGCTTTACTATCAGCTGTATTGGATGTTGTGAATGCTCCGTTAGCAAAACTTGCTGCTGAGTTGGCAGTTACAAAGGCACCATTAGCAAAACTACTAGCGCTATTGGCTGTATCGTATGCATTATTAGCCTGACCTCTTACCCAAGTATCTGTTGAATTGTTAGCCTGTGCGTAGGCCGCATTAGCACGGTCAAAGGCTGCATTAGAAAAGATTGCAGTAGTGTTTTGTGAAAGATATGATGCATTTGCGGTTACAAAGGACGCATTAGCAAACGATGCTGATGAATTAGCCGTATCAAATGCATTATTAGCCTGACCTCTTACCCACGTATCAGTAGAATTATTTGCCTGTGCATAAGCAGCATTGGCTCTATCGAAGGATGCATTTGCAAATATAGATGCCGAGTTAGCAACCACAAAAGAACCATTGGCAAACGAAGCTGCCGAGTTGGCCTTATCATATGCCGTGTTAGCTTGTGTTCTTACCCATGTATCGGTAGAACTATTGTTGGCTTGTAAGAAGGCCGCATTGGCAGTTGCATACGCTGCATTGGCAGTGTTTGATGCATATGGGTCTACGGCACCACCGCCAGTGATAGTTGTTATCTCAACATTGGCACCATTTTCAAATGTGCTGTCAAATGTAACTACATTACCAGTAACAGTATATGTACTTCTTAATTGAGTAATACCATCAACAACTGCAATTATATAATTTTCACTAGTCGGTGTTGTACTTAAATTAAATGTTGTTGTTGCACCATTAGCAGTGAACTCATCAGAATAAACTGATACTGGTGCTGCAGTAAAGTTTCCACCCGTATTTGCTTGAGCATAAGCCGCATTGGCACGAGCAAAGGCCGCATTGGCAAAAGAGGCTGCTGAGTTAGCAGTTACAAATGCACCATTGGCAAATGAACCGGCTAACCTTACATCCTTTTTATCTTGGTTGCCAATGTAACTAAATTCCATGTTATGTTATTTCCAATAAACTCAAAATAACATCTGCTGCTGAAGCATTACTTGTTGAAACTTTGAGAGCATCATTGGCTCTCATTACTAATTTCTGTTCACCACCAATTGTAATCAAAGAATTACCTGGATCAATTACAGCCATCTTAACCATATAATAATCCGACCCACCGGAAGTTAAGATAACGTTTGCAGTTATTGATGTGTTTAATATGTTTGCAATCGTCATGCCAATGACCGTGGTCGATACATTGGCACCAGCTGTATAGATTGTGGTAGGTGATGTTCCGACTGCTGCTTGTAGTTGATTTTTAAAAGTATTTGCCATTTAAATTCCCTATTATTATCTATTTATTCTATCAACTAAAGGCGATTGTGAACGCAACAATGTCGGAGTTTACATCTAGGGCGGTTGTTCCTGTGTTTGCCTTATCATAGGCTGCGTTGGCATGAATAAAGGCTGCATTAGCAAATATAGCCGTGGTATTTTGTGCTGCATATGCAGCGTTGGCACGGTCAAACGCAGGACCAGGATCACTTCCTCCTGATACCGATGCATTGATTGTGATTGTTTTTGTGGTTGTGTTGGTGCTGATGGTAATATTATTACCAGCAACGAAAGACAAGGTGTCTGAACCACTTCCCGCAAATATTAGGGAGCTGTTTGAGTTGATTGTGTCAAACGAAAATTGGTTGGAGATGTATGAAGTTCCACCAAGACTGTTTTTATAAAACAGTTTTCCATCGGCGTAGTTAAGAGCGACCTCACCAAATGCAAGACCTGATGGTGTGTTTCCTGTTACGCCTGATTTTTTTAACTGTATTGCTGTGTTTGACATTTACTTAAAACGATCCGCCATCCTTGAGTTCGCCATCAGCACTAACTAAACTTGTTATAGCAGTTGGTGCCACTTCTTTATTCAGCTGTTCTTCAATTTTTTTTCGCTTGGCAGGAGGTAGTTGTAAGTATTCAATCTTTTCAGTTAATGATTTAATCGTATCATTTAAATTACTTTTTTCAGTTTCATGTTTCTGAGTCAACAGTTTAACATTCTTGTCATTTTCTTGATTAATGCCATCAATCTTTCCATTATTTTCGGCATTAATAGAGTTGATTCTATTCTCAAGTTCTGTACGAACTCTATTAGTTTCTTCTCTGGCTCGAATCAATTCACCTTTAAACGTTTCAACGTGTGTTGCTTGATTCTTAACACTTTCATAGTCTCTAAACTTTGTGTTTAATTCTTCAAGTTCAACACGATGTTTATTGGCCAATTCATTAATGTCGGTACTTTGTTTAGAAACAAGTTTTTCCTTTTCGTCTAACTTGTTTCTTAATTCTTGTATAACATTATTTTCATTTGATGCATTGGCCTGTTCCAATTCTTCAATTAATGATTGTAATTCATTATTGGATCTTGCCAATGCTTCAAGTTTTTCACTCTGTTCTTTTACTACATCATCAGTAATTTTTTGGTTCGCTTGCATTGAAACATTTCGGACAACACAGTCTGTCATTGTTGCCGTCAATGTTTCAATATAATAATTTAAATACTTTTCATTTGCCATCTCAAACTCCTATCATAAAAAAATCTATTACATTATATAGTCAGCTTAGAATTGACCTCCATCCAAAGCGGATGACCAAATAGGAACACCTGCATTGGTTACTGTAAGAATTTGATTAGACCATGTTTGGTCGGATGAACCTGCAGCAGCAGTAACAGCTAGTGCATTTGAACCATCGCCGTATACGATACCCTTTGTTGTAAATGTAGAAGCACCAGTACCGCCTTGTGTTACAGTCAGACCAGATATATCACCAGCAGTTGCAGCACTTACACGGCCATAGGCATCAACAGTCAACGATGTGATTGTCTTAGCGGCACCTAATGTACCAGTCAATGTATACGTTACGTTAGCGATTGCTTGAATTGCACCATTGCCATTACCAACCAACATTCTACCAGCGGTGAATGTCGATGCACCAGTACCGCCTTGAGCAACTGATAGACCAGAAATTTCTTGTTGTGTGAATCCTGTTACACGACCATATACGTCTGTTGTAATATTGTTAACTGTGTTTGATGTTGCAACGTTTACGTTTACAACAGAAACGTTTGCTTGTGATACTAGACCACCTGTGCCGTTACCAAGAACAACCTGACCTGCGTTGAATGTACTTTGTCCTGTACCACCTTGGCCAACTGTTAGACCAGAAATTTGACTGAATGTTGCAGCGGTTGTTCTACCATATGCATCAACAGTTACAGAAGTAATGGTGTTATTTTGTGCGCCAGCACCAGTTTCAACATAAGTTGTATTAGCAAGTAGTTTTAATGAGTTTGAACCATCACCAACAAGGATAGAACCAGCTGTGAACGAACTTGCACCAGTACCACCACTTGATACTACTAAATCTGTACCTAAGATGAGATTATTAATCTCAGCGGTGCCAGCAACAAATAATGTTCCAACGTTTGCTTGAGTTGTATTAGCGTATGCTGCAATTAAATTGGATTTTAAAGTTGCTTGGCGGAAGGTTCCATCTGCAACGTTAATTACGTTACTTGTTGGATCGCCTGTGTAATTATCGAATAGATAATATGCACCATCACCAGCATGACGAATCAAACCAGCAGAACGGGCCGATCCATCATTATATGAACCAACAAAACCAATATCGACTGCATCACCTGTGTTGTTTGCTGCAAGACCAATCAATGAATCTTCAACTGTCAATGTTGTTACATCATATTTTGTAACTGCACCTAGAACAGCAAGGTTACCACTGATGGTAATATTACCATCAATTGTTTGATTCAAAGATGCAGTATTTGCACGAACAACTGTAGTGTCTACACCAAAAGAAACCGCATTGTCTGTTACTGCTGATGTGATACCTTCACCACCAATGAAAGTGATTGTGTCATCAACTAAATTAACTGAATCTGTACCGGTGTCGCCTTTAATAGCCAGTGTTGTTGAGATTGTTGCCGAATTGGCAATGGTCATAACACGACCGTTTGCAGACACTTGAATGATAGGTATTACTGTTGAACCACCATAAGTACCAGCAGTTAGACCAGCAATCGTATTAAGTGATGCACTTAATGTTGCATTTGCAGTACCATTAAACAACTGTGCAGAAGCAGTAATGTCACCACCAGTAACATCAATAAATCTATCTGTTTGGAATTGCGTTGCGGAGTTTGCGTTACCTGAGAAAGCACCAGTACTCAGTACACCACCATCAGAGAAACTAATACTTCTGACGTTTGCGTGGCCTAAGAAAACGTTACCAGCTGCGTCACGTTTAATTATGGTGCTTGCGGTATTTGAACTGGTAGCTGCATCAATCTGTGAGGTATAGTATTGACCACCAACATTAACAACACCTGTACCAGATGGTGAACCAATGAAAATAGTATTTGAAAGGTATGAATAACCAAGTTCACCAGCTTGTAGGCTTACTGGTGTGCCTAACGTGGTGGAACGCTTGATTAGAATTGAGGTGTTTCCGATGGCCATTATTATTATCCTTTTTGATTAGTTGGATTTAAATCCTATATCTATTTATGAAAAATTGCCTGCATCAATTATACTAAGTGCATTAGCAATATACTCTGGACCAGCAATACTGACGATATTATTGGTCCATAATTGGGTTTCCACATTTAATGTGGTACTACCAATGAAAAGTGTGTTGGAAAGAAAAGAAAATGCCAATTCTCCGTCAGCCAAGTTACTTGGTGCAGTGTTCGCATAGGAACGCAGTATCTGGATTGTTGTATTTGATGCCATAACTTATCTCAAAAGAAACCCATATCAACACCCTGGAATGCCAAATAAGTTACTGAGTTTGCCACTGCACGTTGAATTGCTTCTTCTGGAATCACACCAGCAATGGTCTGTACTGGTGTAAGACCACCAACCGGTGATACGACAAGCGCAATCGGATTAGGATTTGCTGCTGTCGGTGCAGCTGCAAATGAAATTGCACCAGTTGTTGCTTCAGATTTAATGACTGTACCATCCAAGTCAATAGTGTTACCACTTAGATATAGACTTCGGAACTTTCTTGTTCTACTACCAAGGTCAAATGTTCTTGATTCTGTTGGTATTAAATTACCATGAATTGGTGTATCGGTACCAAGGCCTTTGGCAGAAAATGTTTTGGTGGTTGAATTATAAACTATCACATCACCGGTGTTTGCACCAGTTAAAGATAAGTCTGTTAAACTTCTAAGTGTTTGTGTACCGTAAGATAGAGTTTTGACCCTTGATTTTTGTCCTTCTATTCTTACCCTAACGGTTGCTGGTTGTCTGACTGTTACTGTTGTCATGATGTTCCTTTAAAATACAGTAACTTGAGGCAATACGTTCACAATTCCTTCTAAAACCCTTGTAACATTGTTAGAAGAATCTTTTATAACAACATCATATACATATCTACCAGCAGAAATATTTGCTGTGTTTGCATATGGTAAAGACATAACCATGATGCCTTCAGTTGGATCATTAATAGTTATAACGAATTGCGCTGTTGTGTTACTTGAATAGTATGATTTTTTCATCACAGCTTTAATTTGGCAATTAACTAATTGAAAAGGTGTACCGTCAGCCTCATCCAATGCTACGGATGTATTGAAGCTTGAACCTTGTTCTAAAAATAATTCTTGATAACCTGCTGGCATTTTTTAACCCCTTTAGAGGTATTTATCAGTTATTCGGTTCGCATCCAAACATATAATGGATCAATGTCCGGTGTTGTATTTGCTGTGGCAAAGGCTGTGTTGGTAACTGCTACCCAGGTACCAAAACCAAACAATGTATTTGGATTAGCACTGTTCAATCCGTTCATATAAATTGAACCTATCGGATAACCAGTGGTTAATGTATTTATTGTGGTAGGAATAGAAGGTTTATCTGATAAATCAAAGTAAGAACCTGAGGTAGCCACTGAAGCTAAACCTGCAACAGCTGATGCGTTAATTAAAATTGCAATATTGTTTGCTGAAGTAAGTCTACCTCTGTTATCAACGGTGAATCTTGGCACAAAGGCTTGTGACCCAAGTGAGCCAGCCGTTACACCTGTTATAGTTAGTCTAGCAGATGGTAAAAATCCTGTGTTTATATTAGCTGCATCTGTTGTGTCTGTCGTTGCTGACGTGGCCAAACCAGTAACTTGTGAAGATGATATTGATATTGCAACGTTGGCTGCTGATGTAATTCTACCATAAGAATCGACCACAAATCTTGAATATGCGGAACCAGCTGCAAAACCATATGTTCCAACAGTTACTGCTGTTGTTGGTAATCTAGCCGCAGGTAAGGTACCTGATGTAATGTTATCAGCAACTGTAGTATCCGTGGTTGCTGACGCTACAAAATTTGGATAACTAGTAATCTGTGAAGTTGCAATTTGAATTGGTGTACTGTTTGCTGAAGTGATCCTACCTTTAGCATCAACAGTAAAACGAGAAACTTGACTTGGAGAACCAACCGATGTTGCAGTTACTTTGTCTGGCAACCTTGCATCAGCAAATGTACCGGACGTTACTTGACTTGTAGTTATTGCAACAGCCTGTTGTGACGCTGATGTAATTCTACCTTGAGCATCAGTTACAATTGTTGGTATTTGTGTGGCATCACCATAGGTACCAGCAGTCACTGCTGTGTTTGCCAGTACTGATGGCGTTATCTTTGTTGTCATTTATTCTGTCCTTTTAATACTTCAATCTCTGCTTTAAGTTCTTTAATTGCTTCAATCAAAACACCAACAATGTTGCCATAAGATACTGACATAAACTGGTCTTCACCTTCATGTTGCATAACAACTTCTGGAAGAACTTCTTTTATTTCTTGTGCAATAACACCAATGTTCTTTTCACCATTATCAATTCTTTCAAAAGAAACACCACGCATATTCATCACTTTATCTAAAGCGTTTTCGATTGTTTGAATGTTTGTTTTTAATCTAATATCAGAGAAAGCAGTTACGTTGCCTGCCATCGTCAAGTTACCTGACATGTCCATTTGGAATCTATTTGCAGATGCAGACCATCCACCAATTCTAAACACGTTGTCGTTGTCGAGACCCATATTGATAGCATATGCACCTGGTCTGTGGAAAGACATAGTTGCATGGTTTGTACCAACAGCACCACTATTACCATAAGCCACCAATGTTCCCGCTTGGCCACCATAATTCACCGAGGTGGATGATAAATGGTTTCTTGTACCTGTGATACTGAAAGTATCACTTGTGTTTAAAACATCAGAACCATTTACTTGAAGTCCTCCACCAGGCATATAATATTTGCTACCGTCCCAATATAGATATCTACTACCCGCACTATTCAAGAAAACAACGCCTGTTGTTCCACCACTTCTATAAGCATAGATATCACCGGATGTGGTTAATGCTGCATAACCACTTCCAGTTACTGTTACTGCTCCAGTAAATGCCGCACCTGATAATTTTGCTATGCCTGATGGTAGTCTTGCATCAGCCAATGTTCCGGATGTAATGTTACTTGCATTAGTTGTATCTGGAATGGTCGGGAAGTCGGAAATTTGTGACTTGGTAATTGAAATTTGTTGTTCACTAGCAGCAGTAAGTCTGCCTTTTGCATCAACAGTAAAACGTCCAACCCTATTATTACCACCATATGATCCAACACTTACTGCGGTTGATGCTAGTCTTGCATCAGCCAATGTTCCTGAACTGATGTTACCTGCATTGGTTGTATCTGTTGTAGCAGATGCTGCAAAAGTTGGATAACCAGTAATTTGTGAAGTCGCAATTTGAATTGCAACGTTAGATGCACTAGTAATTCTACCTTTTGCATCAACAACAAATTTTGGTATTGAACTTGCTGTGCCATAACCTGTTGCACCTACACCAGAATTATTTAAGTTGGTATCAGAAATTATACCAGAAAGTTTTGATGTTGCGAGACTTGTTAACCAAATTGGATCGGCATATGAACTACTTGAATACAATCCATTTGTTACTGTGCCTGCATTACCAGTGATACTATGTGTAAGTGTGTAACCTGAATTTGCATGATTAGTCACATATGCGGTTGTCGCAAACACAGTATTCGATGCTAAGTTTATCGGCATTGTCAAACCAGCAACACGACCAGTGAATGTGCCACCAACTATTGGCATCTTTCTAGTTTCTAGGTTGTCAATTGCATCTTGAATTGTTGAACCAACCATATCACCTGACGCAGGACCATAAACAATGTTGTTTGCAAAGTATTCATACACTGCATAACCATCAACCTCGACCAATATCTTATCACCTGTTACTGGTGCGCTTGTGAACTGAACAATTGAGTTTGAAGTGAATGCGAAATATTCGGATTCTAATTGACGCACACCGTTAATATATGTTCTTAGTTGTGTACCAACACTAAAGGTTGGTGTAGTAAATTTGGTTGTGAGGCTGTCACCAGTATATGATAAACGTGATGATGAAATTCTAGAACCCGGTTGTGTGCCACCTCCACCTTCACCTGTGCCACCGGTTACCCAAGAATAACCACCTGCACCATCTGTACCCAAAACTTTTCCTGCGGCACCTGAACCTGCTGCAGCAGTGACAGTCAAACCAAATAATGATGCGTAGGATGATGTTCCTGTACCGCCTTGGCCAACCTGTAGTGGTGTTGTCAGTGACAGTGCAGCAAAGGTTGGTGAACCTGTTGTGGTTAGGTCTTGTGATGTGCTAATGGACAATGTGTTACCAGTATCATTATCATTTGTGGCAAATATAATAATACCATTGTTACTCTTTAAAGTAATACCTGCTGCATTTGCAGAAATTGAGCCTGTTGTTCCACGAATTGAAGAAATAACACTGTTTGCCTTTTCAAATGCTGCATTGGCCTGTGCAAATGCTGGTGCAACTTGAGGTGCCACATTGTTTGCAGATTCATATGCTGCGTTTGCATGTCTAAATGATGCGTTCGCAAATGATGCGGTTGTATTTTGAGCCGCATAAGATGAGTTGGCTCTTACAAAGGCACCGTTGGCAAAAGTGTTGGTTGAATTTGTGACTGATGTAAAATAATTATTTGCTGTTTGTATTTTTGCATCTAATGTGTTTGCAGCCAATGATGATGCAATAACCAATGGATTGGTAGAATCCAATGCGTCACTAAGGTGTTCGTTTGTTAAGATTCTATAGTAGTCACCAGTGTTTACGCCATATAGTTCCCACCATTCTTGTGATTCGTTCCAAAAAATTTCTGCGTTTGCACCAGTAACACCTCTGTTTATGGAGATGGAAGCAAATTGTCCTTCATTTGATGATGCATTTAATGTAAACACATTTGAGTTATAGATTGTTGTACCATTGATAACAAAATCTCCACCAACAGACAACTGACCGATAGTTTGTAAATTGTTTACAAAAACTGATGCGTCATTAGCATCAATTTTTTGTGTCACTCTCATCGTTGCAGTGTTTACAGAAACATTTGATTGTAATGTATTTGCAAATACATTACCTGTTACATTTAATAATGGTGTAAAGACTATGCTGTTTGCTTCTAGTCTATTTGCAAATGCTGTTGTTGATACACTTAAAATTTGTGTATTAACGGATGTATTTGCCTGTACTTGGTCAATCAATGCACGCTGAGTCACAGATATAGTTTCTGTATTGGCTGATGTATTGGCTTGTAAAGTATTGGTATGAGTTTTACCTGTTACAGCTATAGCTGCAGTGGTAATTAATGTGTTTGCAATTAAATTTTTTGTCCAACTGGTGTTAACAACACTTGAGTTGGATGTATTCATTGAAGAATTTGCTTGAACAGTCTGAGTTAATGTGGTACCCTCAACGTCTATTGAAGGTGTATAGATATGTAAGTTTGCAGTAAGATAATCACCAAAAGAATTTATTGAATGTAATGTTGGTGTGGTTATATTTGCTGCAGCAAAGAATGATGTTGAGTTGGTGTTACCAACAGTGAGACTATTATTTTGTATGTAAACGGTATTTGCAAATACTATATCACTGAACACTGTGTTTGCTGCATAAACATTATCATCTACATATGTGGATGAGTTTACAAAGAAATTATTACTCACATATGCATTACCTGATATGAAGGCTTCAGGTACACGAATAGATGAATTTGCAACTATGTTATTAGCTAATACTGTATTTACAACAGAAACATTTGATGTGTTTACGGATGAGTTTGCTTGTACTCTACTTACATACAACGTATTAACAATAGAAGCATTTGATGTGTTTACGGATGAGTTTGCTTGTAACGAGTTACCAAAGATACCAGTTGTTATAGAAATGGTTGCAGCGTTAATAACTGTGTTAGCCTGAATTTCTGTGGTTGTTATAGAAGTGTTTGATTGTAAACGACTTGTGAAGATACTACTGTTTGCAGTAAGTACATCCGTAACAACTTGATTATTTGCTTGCAGTCTATTGGTAAACGTTGAACCAGTAACAGATAATGTTGATGTGTTAACTTTCTGACGAGCTTCTAGAATATTTAAATCTAGGTCACCACCAACATACAAATCTCCAGCAACTCGAGCATTGTTTGCTACTCTTAATCCATATCCAGAACCTAAAACATTTAACACATTGGCAATGTTTGCACTACCTGATGTAATCAAACTTAGTTCTGTGTTTGTAAATAAACCTTGGCGTTCAACAGTTAAATCATTCTGTACAACAGCATATGAACCAACACCTTGAACACTCAATACTTTTTGTACAATAACATTTCCGTTAGATTGTAAAGCATTCAACGTGCCTTCGGAAAGATAAATTGTTCCTGAATCTTTCACATAATTGTCTTTAGCCAATACATTATTTTCAGCAATCAATGCATTGGTTGACGTTAACCAATGGCCGAATGTATTGGCATAACTTAATGAGGTAACTGTATTAGCCATTTTAACCTTTTTCTAATAGTTTTAGTAACAAACTTTTTATTTCTGTCATGTCTTGTTTCATTTCTGTAATATCAGACTTTACTTTATTTATTTCTTCCTTTTGAGACTCCATACCACGGCGCCTAGCCAGATAGTCGTCTAGTCCTGTTTTATCTTGGTTGATAATGGCACCACTTCTAGGATCCCTCACTAGTTTAGTGCCTTGTACCTTCAGTAGTTGCATAATTAGAATACAGTGTTAGTATTTGGTGGTAAAGCAATACATCTCATGTCAGACAAATGTGGAACAAGGGTACTATCTGTCGTTGTTAATACAACTTTAATAGCAAACTGACTGAATGTGTAGTATGTTTGGCTATTGTTACTTAAATAAGAAACAAAACCTTGTTCTTTACCTAAAGTTCCTGGTGCAAATGTGTATTCATGTAGGTTATTTCTTGATTGTGAATATAATCCATCACTACTGTTTGTTTTTGTCATTAACTGCCAATAACCATCATCAAAACCTTGTGTATCATTTCTACTCAAGACTTTATAATACACGTTAACATCTGTTCCCAAAGGACGATATGCAGACAAATAAACATTTAGGTCACCTGAATCAAATCCACCTTCCAATACAACCTTCTTAGTGATGTATCTTGTTGCGGCTGGACCACCTCTAACAGAAGTTTCACCGGCAACAACAGCTGTTGCGCCAGTTCCTGGTGTGTTATTTGCATCAACGATTGTAATGGTTGGTGTTTCGATGTAACCTGCACCTGGTGTGGTAATATAAATTGCATCAATAACACCACCAACCACATTAGCTGATGCGTAAGCTTGTTCGCCATTTTTACCAGTTGGTGGTGAAATTGTAACTGTTGTGTTTTGAACATTGTAACCACTACCACCACTAGTGATAGAAATTAAACCATTTGACAATTCACAGTTGTTGATATCATATTCGATTGTGAATACTGAAGTGCCTGCATCAGAAATAATTGGTGATACCGCATCGTCAATTGAAATCAAGTATGCATACATCGAGAAAGATGTTGTTGAATTGGCCTTGATAATTCTTTGACCTTTATTGTCATTCAAATAAATGTGTTCGTGCATTGTTGTACCATATTTACCTGGATTAATATTTACCTCTGAGGTATCGGTGCCATTTTGAAGCGTTGCGGAATATGTGTAATTAATACCTGTTGATGAAGGAACAAAATCTGTGGTTGTCAAGTTGAAAGCATCAACTAATAAGTCAACATCAGAAGTTGTACCAACATTGTTGACCATGGTATTAGCATTTGTGAAATAATCAATTTGATTTTCCACTAATGTTCTTTGTGGCATTTTTTTAGGAACAATCATTCTAATTGAAGGTGTTTTTGTTATGTCAAATTTTGCACGTTCAATAGTAAACATCAAACTTTGGTTTTGATCCGCTGTCCATGTTTGGGAATTTTGTGACAAGAATAATGATCCAACATAAGGTGCTGCACCAATTTTTGTAATTGAACTTGGATATGGATCAGTTGCAAGATTCTTAACTGAAGAAGGTAATGCTATGTCTCCGTTGGAGGCTGTGTATAATAAGTATTCGTTTGAGGATGATTTCAAAACAATTGAATACATCACTTCGGATTGGATGTACACAGGTGATTTGAAAGTAAATTCTGTGTATGTAGTTTCATCCAAATATTGTGGAGATTCAGAGGTTTTAATTTTGTATGCTGGTAGAATAACAATCGAATTGTCTAATGTTGATCCATTTGGATAACCATTGAGTGTTCCAACAATTGATAATGTTACCGGCGCAGCATCACTGGCTGGTTTTTGTTTAAAGAATACTCTAACAGAGGTAATAAATGCACCATTTGAAAAATTGTCTTTATCTATGATGAAAGTCTGTGCTACTGGATCTCTTGGCTCAGGTGGGATAAATGTAAATGAAGATGTGGTGGTTACATCAACAGTTGTTTTGTAAGTTATTACATCTCTTTTTTTACTTTGTGTGAATGTGTCTTTTGCTCCGGAAGGTGATGCGCCGAAATCTATATTTTGTGCATTTGTTTGTAAACCGGAAGCATAGAATGTACCTTCTGCATATGTCGTTATAGTAGATTCGTTTCCATTGAAACGATTGTCCATACGGAACACTCTAGTGCCTGTGTGGAAAGTATTTGCAGGTATTGTAAATATACCAAAAAAACTACCTTCTTCATTGGTTACAAATGTTCCTATTGAGTATAGGTCATTAACGGCACAAGATATTGGTGTTGCCAATGTAATCACTTTAGATGTTCCGTTATAACCGGTGATTACTGCTGATTGTCCTTGGCCAGTACCACTATTGATATATAAAGTTTGGCCAACATAGTCTGTGTTTGTTGAAGATGCAAGTGTTGATAATGTTAACTGTGTTGTGCTACCAAAAGCCCTAATCAGACCACCATTATGTTTCTGACTACTGAAAGTACCTTGTGCTGTGCTGGTTTGATAAACACCTTCAGCATTAAATGTGGAATTTACTAAAGCATTTCCGTTATGGTATGTTGTAGTTTTACCGTCACCCGCAACATACAATCTCATACTATTTGAGTTTGGATAATCATATACACCAATAACAATACCTGTTGGTACAAAAGTGCCAGCTGAGTAGTAACCAACAATATCATTTGGTTCGAATGTGCCAACAACATTGGTCAATTCAATTTCATTTGTTTTCTTGATGTATTTGTCTGTACTGATTGTATCAAAGAAACTATAAACCTTTGTCTTGTATAACATCCCTTCAGCACTGATAGTAATTTCTTGCGGTCTTATCCACGGTAGAATACTAATGTCATTAATGTAACCATTATTCAATGAATAAGTATTGTCTAGTTTACTATATGCACCAAGTATATCTGTACCACTTTGATTTGTTACAGTTTTATATGTTGATGATGTAGTTGTTTGCTTAACATTTTCTGTTGTTATACCTGTAAATCGGCCACCAGTTACGTTAGACCAAGTTGTTTCTGAAGAATTTTGTTTATCTAATGTGGTTGTACCACCAACTGTTTGCCAATCACCTGACACTAATGTATTAACTGTGTCTGAACTTTGCCAAATGTGTAGATTCGGATCAACAATTAATAGTGAAGGAGAATAAGTTGTATCAACCCAATTGTCAACGTTAGGTGACAATGCAACCAATCCTTTTGATTCTGTGACAGAGAAAGGATTAATATTGACTGTTCTACTTGCCAATCTTTGTGCAATAATATTTGTTGATGTGTATGGTAAAGAGAAGTAGTTGTTATAACCGGATGATGTTCGTGCAAAATTCAATAAAGAAATTGCACTACTTGTTGCTTTTTCCATGTTATAAGCTAACGCCAAACTCTTTAACGGGAAGTTTTTGACAGTTTGTTTTGCTGTCATACGCTTTGTTCTACGATTGATAGATGCATTAAAGTCTGCAACTCCAGAATCAGCTGCTGAGTAACCAGAAAAATCATCAACCATGAT